GCCGACGCGCGATGCCCGCCGCGGCGTGGCCTTGCGCCCGGCCTCGGCTCTTGCAGCGCGCGCACGGCCTCGGCGCGCACCGTCTCGGCAGAATCGAGCGCCGCGCGCTTGGCCTCGCCGTCCAAGGCTCGTGCCAGCCGATCGAGACGGCGGCTAAGCCGTTCGAGGCCCTCGATCTCGACGGTGAGGTTCACCGTCGGCGGTTCCCGGCGGCCCTATATTGGGTCATGCGCCGGCGCCCTCTTCGCAGAGGAGATCGAGGTAGTCTTTGCGCTCCTCGAGGTTGATCACGGCGCGGATGTTGAACACTCGCGCGCCGAACTTGAGCCGAAGGCTCGCGCTGACACCCTCGCGATAGCGCAGCGTCACCCGGTGGCTCACCGCGCTCTCGAGCTGCACGGCGCGCAGCCGCTCGGCCCCCGACAACGGCTCGATGCGCGCCCACACGCTCGCGAGGTCGCTCCAGCTCCGGGTAAAGCCGCCGGCGCCGTCCGGCACGTCGTTCGGCTGCTGCAGCGTGACCCGTTGCCTAAGCTCGCCGATGCGCGGCCGCGTCATATTAGATCTGCCGCACCCGGTAGGACTCGAGCCCGCGCGTGGCCCCTTGAGGCAAGTCGCCGGCCTCCCGGTGCTCGTACCAATGGGCCACGGTCATGCGGATCGCATCGCGGATCGCCTGCGGCACGTCCGAGGCCGAGGCGCCGTAGCCCGCCACGTAGTCGATGCGAATGGCCTCGGCTGCGCGCAAGTTCACGGGCCACTCGGCGTTGGTCTTGAGCACGATGCGCCCCGGCTCGCGTGCCGTATCGACGATGTAGTTCGAGGCCGCAAACGGGGTCTCGGCGTCGTCCTCGCCGATGGTGACGAGCTGGCTCACCAACTGCAGCGGCGGATAGGGCAGCGCGATGGCCCGCGCCGCGCCGCGGATCGCCGCAAGCGTCGTCTCGCGCGTGCCCTCCCACCAGGTCTCGGCGCCCTCGGACGGGAAGCGGTCGAGCGAAAGCCGCCAGGTTTGCGTGATCAGTGCGCGGGCCAAGTAACGCTCGGCGGTCTGGCGCGCCGCCCGGATCAGATCGGCGATCAGCGCGTCCTCGTCCGCCAGCTCGACGCGCAGGTAAAGCTTCATGTCCTCGAGCGTGACGGGCTCGCTCGCCGCATCCACGAGCCGCTTCAAGCCGCGCCTTGAGCCGTGCATCCCTTAGCTCCTAGCCCCGTGGTTCGGCGTCCGTACGCGATTTGTGGTAAGTTTGCTCAGCGGCCTGAAGGCCCGAGTTTGAGCAAAGGAAATAGCAGATGAACTTCGTCCCGATCTTTACCTTCGATCGGCCCTTGCCGATTCCCTGTCCAAATTGCGGAAGGTTCAATAATCGGTGGCTACGTCACTTTGAGCCGCAAGGGCTGCTGGATTGGGGCCTTCCATGCGAAGGTTGCGGGCACCAATTGTGGCCCTATTTCGAAGAACACCGATCTCTTTTCGAATGCCTTTCGTCTGTCTTGCCGCGAATCTAAAAGCCTCCCACGAACCAACATTGCTCGGTGGAAACGAGAGGGGCGCGGCCCATGAAGACCGCGCCCTCTTTAAGTTCCGGGGAGAGCCTTGGATTACGGCCTGGGCTTGAACGCGGGTGCGCCTTTCAGGCACACCGCGGAGACGTGGTTGACGCCCGTGGTGACCCCCGTCGAGACGATCTGGAGGCGCGCATAGCGCTTGGTGCCCATGCGCAAGCCCACGCGCTTCGCCGCGTTGTCGTCGGTCGAGACGAACGAGGGCTCGGTTCCGAGCAGCCGATCGGCGGCCGCATCCGCCATGTCGCTGCCGTTCGCCTGGTCGCCCTCCTGCAGGTTCACTTGGTAAGTGCCGTCGGTCACGGTGCCGGTGAGGACGACGAACTCGGCCGTGGCGAAGCCCTGAAGGTCGATCACCGGGCCGCTCGTCGTGGTGTTGGTGGTGATCGCGGCCGGATTGAAGGCCACGGCCGCCTCGATGTTGCTGTGCAGTTCCTGGGTCATGTCTCGCTCTCCTTTTCGGCTTAAGCCGCGACCTTCTGCAGCTTGATCGCCTCGAAGTTGACGACGTCGCCGCCCACCCGCTTGGTGGTGTAGAACTTGACCTGGGGCTTGGCCGTGAACGGATCGCGCAACACCCGGATGCCGATGCGGTCCACGATCTGGTAGCCGGAGCGGAAATCGCCGTACGCCACCGCGAGTGCATTGGCCGCGACCCCGGGCATGTCGTCGGCGAAGTGCACCGGTTGGCCCAAGAGCGTCGCGGGCTGGCCCACCTGGAGCATCGGCTGCCAGAGGTACTGATTCTGGCTGTCCTTGAGCTTGCGGATCGCAGCCACCGTTGCGCGCTTCATCAGCCACACCGCATTGCCCTGATACTCGACTTTCAGCGCGTTCTGCAGATCGATCAGGCCGTCCACGGTAAGCGCCGAGGCATTGCCCGAGTTGATCTGCTCGATCTGCTCCCAGGCGCTGCCCGCCGGGTAGCTCAGGAAGCCGCGCGGCCTGCCCACGCCATCGCCCGCAACGAACCCGGTGTTCTCGGTGCGCGCGAACTTCTCGGCCACCTTCTCCATGAGCCAGACTTCCGCGTCGATCGCCGAGTCGTCCAGGAGCTTCTGCGAGGCTCGAGGCTCCGAGTACTGCTCGTGCACCGGGATCGTGTGCTTGGCGAGCTGGGGTGTTGCGGTTTCGGTTCTCGCCGCGGTCTCCGCGACCCAGCCGCCGGTCGCCGTCTCGTCCTTGTCGATCAGGAGCTCGAGGCGATCCGAGCTGATCTCGATCACGCTCGCCACTTGCCGGATGGGCGAGGTCTCGAACACCTTCTTGACGATCCGATCCGAGCTCGCGGCGGGCACGAGGTAGCCGCCCTCCGGATCCGAGCCCGCCGAAAGCGCCTTGGCCTCGAACTCCGAGAGGCGCTCGTCGTGCCCCTTGCGCAGGTAGGCGAGGAACGCGCCACGGTGCTCGCGGGATGCGCGGTCGAGCGGGGCCGGCTCGCCGGCGCTCGTGGGGCCGCGCAAGAGCGCGGTCTCGAGCCGCTCGATCTCCTCCGAGAGGCGCGAGAGCTTCGCTTCGTCGCGGCTCCCCCGCTCATCGTTCGTTTGCTTGAACTCTTCCCAGGCGTGGCCCAGTTGGTCCACCGCCTCCTTGATGGTCTCGATGCTGCTCATGGGGTGTCCTTCGTTGGGTTGGAAAGGATGGCGCGCGCCTTATAGAGGCTCGCGCATAGCGCCTCGAGCGCACCTTCCGCCTCTCGCGAAGGTCGCGCCGCGCGGAAGCCTTTCGCGGTGATCGCCTTGGCCTCCGACCTCGAAAACCCTGCCTCCCGCAGGAACTGCTCGAACCCCCGCTCGCTCGAGCTCGCGCGCGCCTTGGCGGCGGCGATGCGGGCCTCGGGGTTGGCGGGGAAGGTGACGAGACTCACCTCCCACAGATCGATCTCGGTGATGCGGCGAAAGCCCGTCTCGGGCTCGCGTTCGGATTTGCGCGAGACGAAGCCGATCGAGAGCCCGTCGAGCGCGCCGCTCTTGAGCAGCACGTGGGCCTCTCGCGCCTGAGCGAGCGCCAGAAGCAGCCGGCCCTTGACGAACAGGCCGCGCTTATCCTCGCGCAAGTCCTCGAGCACGCCGATCGGCTTATCCGCCGCGTGCTGCCACAGGAGCTTGACGCCGCGCGCGCCCTTCTCGGCGATGGTTTTCGCGAATGCGCCGGGCGCCACGATCTCGTTGTGGTCGTCCACGACGCCGAACACCGAGGCGTGGCCCGTGAACGCACCGTCCTCGTCCGCGCCCTTCAACTCGAAGGGCACGATGCGGGTTTGGGTTGGCATGTCTGTCTTTCTTGTCGAGGTTTAGCGTCGCGACCTTGTCTTACTCAGCGCGGCCAACAAAAAAGCCGCCCCAGCGGCGGCTGCCGTAACAACACTGATTTTTTAGCTCATTACATCGGATGTGATCGAACTTGCGACCACTAACTCTCAACACATTTCAACAAGGATCACCGCGCTTGGGCACTTCGTCGACAGGTTGACCTACGCTTTCCGGCCTTATCATTCGCTTCTTGTAGTCACGAATATATTTCTCGATCTCAGCGCAATGCTGCTTCGGCTCGCCGAGCTCATCGACCGTGCGTTTACGCGCTGTCCAATCGTTGCTCGAACCGCGCTCCAAAACTGCGATCTGTGGTTCGCCACCGACTCCACCTGGATGCAACCTTATCGTTTGGTCTATCGTCCAGAGGGTGGCAAAGACGCCTTCTCTAACTGAAGGAACATCATCTGTCAGGAATGCTCGCCGGATAAATCCGAGAAAAGAATCCGCAATTAATTGACCTGATCCCATTGATACAAAAATCAGCGGCGGGACCTTTATCTCTGGCTGAAAGGCGTTGGTTTCGTATTCGATCAAATATGGTTTGTCAT